ATTCCTCCCAGAGCTTCAGTCGCATCATTATTCTGTTGTTTGCTATTCCACCCACTGCACCTCAAGATTGCCCTGTGTAAGGTTGTTCGTTACCATCAGCGCCCCGTATGTCGCCATATCAGCCTTTGATGGGTTAAGCATATAGACCAGGCCTCCGATAACCGCATAACCGGTTACCATGTTCCCGGAATCGTCCACGTAGAACCACTTATTCTTATATTTTACCCAGCGCGTCTTCTGCAACTCGCCATTAATCGTAAAATGCCAGTTCCCGGCTCCGTCCTCGAAGCTCTTCACCTCGTCCACCTGGCCGCGGACCCGCAGGCAGAAGTCCGTCCATAACTCTGGGCTGTCCATCATCTTGCGCGGGCACCATTTGCGTTTCGCATCGTAGTGCCGGATCACGTGATCGGCAGGGATTTCAGTCTCCTGCATCAGATGCCGTACCAGATCCACACAGTTAAGCCGGGCTTTATCATAGTTGCTGTCCGGATTAACGCAGATCTCGATGTTGATCGTGTTGTTGTTATTGACTCCGGCCACCAGCGGCGTGCCGTACTGCTTGCCGACCGCCCATGCACCGTCTGTATGGTTGAGTGTCTGGTAGATTGCTACATCATCAACGTAATAATGGACTGAGGTAGACAGATTGCCTTTGTTATGCGCGCGGGAATGTGCTTCTGCTCCGGCACCTTTGTTGAAATTATCAGTCTCATGGATTACGATGTACTTTGGGTGATTCTGGCTTGCATAGCAATTGATCTGTTTGATCTGTTTTGTAATAGGTAACATAGTTAGCCTCCAATCTAAAAAGAGCCCAGGACCTCCAAGCCCAAAAACTTGTAACGCTACAAGTTATAATATCATACCTCATTGCGATATCGCAACAGCTCCGGCTCTCACCCTGCCGGCCGGGAGTTTCGACCGTCGAAACTATTTCTCACCCGTATCTGCTCCGGCGCTGATAAGCTTTTCTGTGATCGCTAAACCCTTAATCAGGAAATCAGGAACATTGATGCCATACTCCACCAGATTCTCTAAGATACTGCGGATCTCATTAATCAGAAGCGTCGCCAGAGTAAACCACCCCAGCAGTGCCAGGAAACTTAAATTGACCCCCAGTAAGTCCTGTCCCAGATGAATAAACAGTTCCGGAATCATGAAAGCCACCAGGACGATAATCCAGTATCCTACCTTCTTAACAATTCCTACAATCCCGATACTGCTCGACTCCTTATGCGTCTTCCTGGCCTTTGCCCAGCCTGTTATGTAGTCCAGTGCATTACAAAGTAAATATCCAGCAAAGACGTACCAATACACTCCGAAGATCGCTGTCAACACGGTTACTGCTGCTCCTACAACTGCATTATATTTATCGATAAATTTCATAGCTCATCTCCTCACTTTCTTCTATATCATTTTATACTTCGGCCTCTCCTCACCCCACCACCAGTACCGCAGCCAGTCGTCCAGGACGATCCCGGCCAGGCTTACCGACAGCCACAGAAGGCAATACTGTGGGCAGATCTGACCGAGTATGTTACCAGGCAGGTGACTGTAATCCCATATGTTCCAGCCAAGACACAGGTTGACCACACAACCGGTCAGGAATTCCAGTGCTGTGATGATACCAGTGCCGATCAGGATCTGCTTCCACAATGCCATGCTCCATGGCAGGATCTCGTTGATCAGGCCGAGGGCCGCGAAACAGATACCGCCCAATAAAAACATAGTCCAGTGGCTCCGGCCGCGCCATGTTAGTTCCAGAATCACGTACAGCAAGCCGCCGGTGGCCATTAGAGCCAGGTACTTACGCATGTCTGGTTCCTCCTCCAGCCTGCGCCGCAATATCTACCAGATATGCCTGCAGTACCTCGCTCTGATACTCAACAGGCACGTCAGCGCCATAAGAGATGTCCTGTACCTCTTCCGCGGTCTGGCAGCCGGCAATCCACATATTAAGTGCATTGCAATAGGTCGTGTGGTAGCTTACGTGCCACATGGCCGCTGTGATAATGGCCTGCATATCTGCTGCAGTGTAATAGCGGCATGGCTGTCCGTCGGCATGATACTCAATTTGAGCAGCACCAGAGGTTACCTGGATCTGCTTACCGAAAAGATTAAGCTGGTCCTCGATCGTCAACGAGAAATGATCGGTACTGCCATCTGATAGTGGAACATTCACGCCCTGATAGATAATCTGCTGGCAAGCTACGGATATCTCCCGGCGTTTTGCGGCCTGCAGCTCCTCCAGTGTTGGAATATATGGCTCCGGCGGTTCTCCCGGTCCCTCTGGCGTCTCAGGCGCTGTATAGACACTTCCATCATTACTGAGATACACAGTCTGGCCCTCATCACGATACACTGTGTCATAACCTGTCAAAGTAGTTGCTTCCGTGCCATCGTCCGTATAGATGGTGATATCCCCCCATACAGATGGCATGGTATCAGGAAATACAAGCTGCATGACATTTTCCGATACCGGACGGATCGATTCGATCTCAAAAAGAGTCTCCTGATTTCCAATTCTGATTTTTTCCATAATTTATTACTTCCTTTCTTGATTTTTTGTATATAAAAAGGCCCAATGTGGGCCTGAATTTTCCATTTTTATGGTGTTGACTAAATGATATAGTGATTTAGCTGTGGCAATCGGCGAGACATCAAATATAACGAGCGCCAGTTTCACTGGCAAGATCATTTGGCAAAATTTAGGAAGACTAACGACACTGAGTTTTGAGCTTACGACAAAAAAAGAACTTGCTTCTGGGGCTACATACGAGCTTATCTCGATTGCGGAAGGTATACCCAGTAAAAAGGCCAATTGTGTGCTGACGACATCTGATGGTAAACCGTACTACTGCTATTCGTCGCCTGATGGCAAGTTTTATGTTGCAAACTATACCGGTGCAGCTATCCCTGCCAACAAGGTATTATACGGTCAAATAGCCTTTATTTCCGCGTAAAAATGATCAATTTACCGTTACTGGTATTGACCATATAATTTCCCATTGTGCTGTTTTGGGATTATACCTTACCAGATTGACACCATTATTATAAAATTCCAGCGACGATTTTGATCCATCGTTATGTTTAAAAACAAAATATCTTTTTTCGCCGTCAGTGCCGAATTCCATACCATTAACGTTTCCAACGATAGCTAAATCACTATTTAGCTGAGTAACGGCCTGATTAACACTATACAGCGAGGCCATACTGGCTATCTTATTGGGATCATTCACAATCTGGCTCACCACCGCCGCCGCTATCTTCTCGATGGCGTCACTGTTGCCCTTGATACCATCTTCCAGATGCGTGAGCCTGGCCGCAGACAGCGGCGTGCTGGTATCCGGTTTGTTTTTCCATGCCTGCTTTACGTAGGCCACAAAATTACTTATTGTCATTCTGACATTCCTCCTTCTATTGGGTATACATTGGTCCCAGGGAATATCTCCTCCTGCGGGAAGAGTCCGAACAAATCTTCTCCGGGATATAAATCAAGCGCCGGATATAAATCCGCCGCAGGGAATAAGGTATATATCTCAACCTCTATCTTAAATTGTGCCTTCGTTGTCACTGGATTTGGTGTAATCTTGACTGACTGTATATACAAATCTGCCATCACACCACCACCAAATCCAGTTGCTCCACCAGAGTCTCGTCATTGATCTTATAGATAACGCGAAGAATATAAGACGTTTTACCGGGCGGGGCCTCGATATATGCATCAATAATATGTTCATCTATCTCGCATTCCCCGGAAGCTTCCAGGGTATTTCCTCGCAACAGCTCCCATGATGCGGACTTTATACGAAATGGTGCGTCCTGTGCTGCATGGATTTTTAAACGGACGTGGCGGTGTTCTCCAATATCAAATATAATTTTCTGCATATTTACCCCCCCCCCCACTCTGGCAACACGGTTCTAACAGCTCCGCGGAAAATAATGCCGGGAGCACATCAGCGTGGTATATGCTGTCAAGGAGCTCGGCAAAATACGGGATCGGAAGTACTTGCACGCATAGCCCGGAGGAGTCCACACAAAACAGCATCTTAGCCATATATGACTGGTTACCGGCGCCGTCCTCCGCGATTATCTCCACTACATACTCACCGTCATAGTCCAGGGGTACCGGTACTGACCATATGTCCCCCTGTGTCTGCTCCATAACCACCTCTGCACCATCTACGCGGCCAAATACTCGCGCTACTGCCATGGTATCGCCTCCTTAGTCTGTAACCTCCACGCTGATTACATAGGTCTTACCGGCATCTACCGGATTAGGTGTGAGCGTTACGGCCCTGATCGTCGGAGCCACGGTATCGAGAGTTACTGTCCTGACCACCGTCGTAGACTTG